TTGGACGTTGCGCCCCAAGCTCTAAGAGAAAGTAAAAGTCGGGTAGGCTTTCCATCTTTCATCTCAGCGCCAGGCATATTGCCCATTCGTGCTAAAAAGGATGCCCTACGAGGGTTATCTCCCGACTTAACTGGTGCTTTTAAATTACCACCTGTTTCAGCATTATAAGATGCTCTACCCTTGGCATTCAAGCCCCCCTTGGGGTTTTTTCCTTCTTTTGTTTGCCAAGCAGGGGATTTCATTTCTTTTTAGCAGTCTTAGCTGCTTGTTTAAAGTCTTTTGCGGTAGGAGCGCCTTTCGAGCCTACCTTACGCATCTTTTCCTTAGAACCAGCCTTGATGCGTTCTTGTTTGGCATGGATATTTGCGTATAAACCTTGTTTCATTTCATTTTCTTTGGCTTAGATTTGCCAGCCTCTGATAAAGCAATTGCTATTGCTTGTTTACGAGATGTAACAGTTGGGCCTTTCTTAGAGCCAGTATGAAGCATACCAGTCTTGTATTCGTGCATAACTTTACCAATTTTTTTAGCGGCTGCGGCTTTTTTCATTTTGATTTACCTGTCTTTTTCATCATGTTTTTAGCAGTACGGCTACCACGAGTAGGCATACCTTTACCAACTGCTACCATAATTGTCAAAGGCATACCTTTGGGCTTTTTAGGAGTTTTGGAACTTGTCATTTTTGGAGATTTGCTATACATCATGGTTTTTCCTTTGTAATAGGGCCGCCACCTTTCCACGCATCACAAGTACGGGCGGACGCACATGTAAATTGAAATAAGTCGCAATAGCCGAGATCAGCGGCTTTAATGAAATTTTCGTCATAAGATAGTTCCTTGTTGCCTTCATCCTTTTCTAAACCACTAAGGATGCACTCCATCATATTGGGAGTTTGAATAAAAGCGGCACAATTACCACAACGCATTGATTTAATGGTATCTGTAGGTGCGTTATACATTTTGGCTTTCTTTAGCCAAAACAAGTCATTTGTCTCTTCTGGGTTTGGTGGGCCATAACCAAACTTCTTAAAAGCATTGTTTCTGTTTTTCAGATTAATCTGAATGTCCTGAGTTGCTATTGGGCAAATAGCTCCTGATAGTAATTTCATTTCATCACCTTTGTTGCAACAAAAGAAATAATTCCACCAACAATAGACGCTATAGCCATTCCAACAAATAAGCCGCCCTTAGACCTATTAGCCATCTCTAAGAGGGCTTTAATGTCTTCACGCATAGCTTGAACTTCAGCCTGTAAAGACTCTACTTGAGCTTCTAATTTACCAAACTCTCTTGGATCAATTTCAGACATGCTCTGCTTTCTTTGGTCGACCTAACTTTTTATTAGGTTGCGATAAAACAATTGGTTTATCTTCTACTTCAATTGGCTCTGGCTCGTCAATTCTGACATAACCAGCATGACCCTTCATTGAATCAATATCGTGCTGTTGAGTAAAAATAACAGTCTGACCGCTTACTAAACAACGAAATGTAGCCATAAAAAACTCCAAAAAAAAGGGGGTTATTAGCCCCCTTTAGGTTTAGACCAAACGAACCACAACGCACTTCACTGTTGTGCTTGCTAAGTCCAAAGTTCCGCCTGATTCGTTTTGGAAACGAATAGAGACAACGCCCGCTGCTGAAACATAAGGCGTGATACTGATGCCAGAGACATCCACACCCATACTTATGTTCAACACAATGTCGCCTAGAGCAACTCCAGGCACTGCGATGGTGTTTGTCTCACCAGCGCCATCTACCAAAGATGATGCGTTTAGAGTTGCTGTAACAGACCAAGTATCCGAAAAAAGACCTCGAAACTGGTCATTACCTCTACGTGAGGTAACTGCTGTTGCTGCTGCCATTTTGATTTCTCCTAATTAAGTTAAAAAAGTCCCCCCACCATTACAGCGGGGGGCGCAACTGCAATTAGGCTGGTACTGCCAAAGCGTAAGCACCAGAAGCATTAGCGGCAGTGCTAGTAGCATTTGTACGCAGAGCTTTCACACCATAGAGTGTGTCAGCAGTAAACAATGTACCGAGGTACTCTTGTTTGTACTGAGTCTGTGAACGAATGCCCAACTGCTCAACCAATACCATAGAGTCTTTGTGACCCATCAAGCAAATGCGATCAGCGCCAGAAGTACCAGCACCAAAGTCAGCATTAGAAGATGCAAAAACAGCCATGCCATAAAGTTGACCAATTTCACCATTGCGGATTGCATCGCCATTACCGACAAATGCTTGCTCAGTGTAGCGAGACAAACCCATCAAAGTGTTACGGCTTGAAGGTGGGATCAAGAAGAAACGACCATCCATAGCGATGTCGTTGTCATCCAGACGTTGAATAGTACGACGAATAGCAGCATCAGTCAAAGCGGCAGCATTTGAAGATGAGCTGTTATAAGCAGTAGTACCATCAGAACCAATATAAGCCTTGGTAGATGCGGCGGCAGTAGCGTAGTCATCAGTACCAACTGTAGCGCCATTGAAGGAACGGCCCAATTGAACCAAGTCAGTGTCGATACGTTTAGCCAAAGCATAGCCAGCGTCATCTGTATAGAAAGAACGCAGTGATGTCAAAGACTGAACTTCAACGATGTCTTCAATCAAACGGCTATATTCATAGTGTTTGTTAATCAAGACTTGAATCAATGTGTCGCTCTCTGCAATCAGAGTAACGGCATCAGTAGCGGCTTTGAGAGAAGCACTTCCACGAGCAGGGCTAGGAATGTTAATAGTGTCGCCTTTTTTGCCTTTGAAAGACATCTTTTTGACCAAATTAGCCAAAACGAGGTTCTTTTTATAAGCGGCAACAATTTCATCACTCCAGATTTCTGGAATAAAGTTAGCTGCGGACGTTACTGTAACGCTGTTTGTTGGGGAAAATGCGGTATTTGCCATGTTAAAAACTCCTAAGTTTAATTATCGAACACGTCCCTCAGAATATGCTTGCATGATTTCATCACTCAATGCTTCATATCTTGATGGGTCTGTCATCTTGAGACGAATAAGGTCAGTCCTTCTATAAACTCTCTTTGAACTCTCTCCAGAGCCACCTACATCAACTTGTGCGGCTTTCATGCTTTTTGTCCTCTGAGCATTTCCTGCTTGTTCAGACTCTTTAGCCTTAATTCCACGAAGTTGTTTAAAGGTAGACAACAATTCATTAGCCGAATCATAGTCAAAATCACCATCAGCTTTTGCGTAGAGTCCCAAACGTACAGGCGATGATTTCACCCAATTTTGGAACTCAGAATCATTAACTACTTGTGAGTAGTCAGGGTGATCTTGCACTAACTTTTGCTGAATCTGCATCCTTTTGAACTCCATACCCGCCTGGCGAGCCGCAAGAACATCTGGATGTCTATCAATCGTATTTTGAACTGCCTTTTGAGGATTCTCAAAAAAGTCAACTTCAGGTTCAACCTCAACTTGCTGTTGTTTTGATCCGAGATTTTGCTTGAGCAACTCATCTGCTAGTTTACGGACTTCACCGACTTCTTGAGCCTGTTTACCAATTAGCTTTTCAGCTTCTTGGTGCATCCGTACGACTTCTTCTAAACTTTTTTCCCTGTATTTTTCAGGGAGTTCAGATTTAGTCTCTTCTATTTCGAGTTCGCCTAGCGGCTCATGTTCATTTTCAATCAGCATACTTTTTTTCCTGCCAAAATGGTTGTAGGATAATCAACTCGGCTTTCGCTTATGAGTTGGCTTTGCGCTCCGCTTTTAATTTCTCAGTGTGCCTAGATTCAAACCGCCCATGAGCGGATGGAAAATGTCCAGACCAACCTTCGAGATTAAAACTCGGTGCACTAACTATGCGGCAAGCAAACCTACCGCAAATACACTCAATTTCAGTGACCTCATAAATCACTAAAGATTCAGTGCGCTGTCCGCATTCGCAGACAAATTCATACATTCTTTTCATTTAAATCCTCATATGCACGTTCACTAACCCATTTAAGGGTTTGTAGCCAAATTAGGATAGAAATTTCACCTTTGCGAAATTGTAAACTTTTTTCATCAGCAATGGTAGATACATTATTCATAGATTCAAGCATTTTGTCTATATCTTGCATTAAATCTATCCAACCTTGTGTAGAAAATAGGTCAAACCTATCCTCATAATACTTTTGCAGACTTGGATCAAGGGACATAAGATTTCTCCAAATACTGATGTAGTCTAAGCAATGTTTCCATATTATCTTTAACTAATCCTAAAGCCCTGTTGCAATTTCCACAAAGCAAACCACGAACAGCACCTGTCATATGATCATGATCTACATTCAACTTTTTGTTTAAGTCATTTTGATGAGTGTTACACCCAGCACAACAAAATTGTTGGTTTTCAAGCATTTGTTCATAATCATCATTTGTGATTCCATACTCTATTAGAAGTTTGCGATTTCTAATTCTTGCCTTTGTTTCAGACTTGTTTCTATATTTTTCTCTTGCTAATTTACAAGAAGGATGATTTTTGGTTCTTTCTTTGCAAATTTCTTTATTATTTTCATAATAAGTTTTAGCGTACTGTTGACGCTTTTGTTTTTTTAATTCTTCTGTAGTCATTTTGGCTCTACATCTGTAACTACTTCATTCTTTACTTCTAATGCGTCTTTCAGCATTTTAAAGAATGCTTCTCTGCCTACTGAAAGCTGATCTACATTAAATTTTGCAGATGCTAACTTTCGATCTAGGTCTGCCACATGATTAACTAGAGTTTGTTGCTCTGGTGTCATATCTTCAAAAATATACTCAACGCCATCAATAGTCACTGGGTTTTTTGTGTTGTTGCCCATGATGTTTCCTTTAAATTGCCACCAAGTTCAGGTGGTGGCTTCCTGTTATGCAGATGCGGTTTGCAAAGGCGTCAGGTCTTCTGTTGTCCAGAAGTCTTTAGCCAACATGATTTTTAGGTGCTCTTTGTTACGAGCAACAGTATCAGCCCAGTCTTCGTCAGACATTTTTTCTGGCTGGCCTGCGTTAATCAGGTTGACGGAATCCATTGCGGCACTGTAGTGGCGAGCAATTTCTTCTGCGGTAGGTGTAGTAATTTCAGACATGATTTTCCTTTAGAGGTTAGCGGCATCCAAACGTGCCTTGAGAGAATCGTTTTCAGCTTTGAGTTCTTTGATTGCGTTGATTGCATACCAAATTAAGTTGTCAGAGTTAACAGACATTACGCCTGTAGATTCTGTTCTTACACAATCAGGCAAAACCTGCTGAAGTTCTTGTGCAATTGCGCCCAATTGAACGCCAGACTTATTAATTGCATCTGTTGGTTTCAGTTCTGCATCAACTTCTTCAGGAAAACGATACTCAAAGTTACGCACCTGAATGGCAGTAATTTTTTCCAAACCAATGTTGTTGTCAACAATGTTTTTCTTCAAACGCTGGTCTGAAGTAATTGACCATGTTGCAGAGTTATTTCCTTGATATGCAGGGCCACCATTAGGGTTAATAAAAGCGGAGTTTGTACCCTTGCCAGTTGCATTCACACCTATGACAAAAGAATATGAATCGCTTGTAGAAGATACATTTGAGCCAACTCCAATGCAGATGTTGGCTTCGCCAGTGGTTACATTCTGCCCTGTATTAGGGCCAATTCCGATGTTATTGTTTCCAGTCGTCAAGTTCTTTAAAGAACCAAAAGACATAGCAATGTTTTG